TATTTGACAATAAGACTAAAGAGGTTTTATTTGGAGGAGCAGCAGGTGGTGGAAAGTCTTGGGTAGGTTGTAGTTACTTAATTACTATGTGCCTTCAATATCCTAAGACTAGATACTTGATGGGAAGGTCAAAGCTAGATGCTTTAAAAAAGACTACACTAAATACATTCTTTGAAGTATGCACCGAGTGGAACTTAAAAGCTATTAAAGACTACACGTTTAACGGCTCAAGCAATGTGATAACGTTTTACAATGGTTCTGAGATAATATTAAAGGACTTGTTCTTATACCCATCAGACCGAAACTTTGATAGTTTAGGTTCGCTTGAAATAACAGGTGCTTTCATTGATGAAGCAAATCAAATTACTGAGAAGGCTAAAAACGTAGTAGCATCAAGGCTAAGATACAAGCTTGACGAAAATGGCTTAATACCTAAGATGCTTATGACTTGCAACCCTGCAAAGAATTGGGTGTACTCAGAGTATTACAGACCTGCTCAAGACAATACAATAAAACATTACAGAAAGTTCATTCAATCTTTAGTGATAGATAATAACTATATCTCTAAGCACTATGAAACTCAGCTATCTCAATTAGATGAATTAAGTAAGCAAAGACTTCTATTCGGAAATTGGGAGTATGACGCAACTGCTGATAGTTTGATAGACTACAATTCTATAATGGGAATGTTCAGTCAAAAAGGAGTAGAAGGTGATAAATACATAACTTGTGATGTAGCACGATTTGGAAGCGATAAGACAGTCATTATGCTTTGGCAAGGGTTACACATTAGATATATAAGAACTATCCTTAAATCAGCTGTAAATGAGGTTGTGGACGAAATTAAGAAACTACAACAAGAGAATGGAGTGAATCTTAGGAATATCATAGTAGATGAGGACGGAGTAGGTGGTGGTGTTAAAGATTACTTAAGATGTCAAGGATTTACAAATAATGCTAGACCTATAAAAGGGGAGAATTATCAGAACTTAAAGACTCAATGCTATTACAAATTAGCAGACCAAATAAACAAAGGACAGATTGGAGTAACTTGTTCTGATGTAAATGTTAAGAATTACATAACTGAGGAGTTAGAACAAGTCAGAACTAAGGACGCAGATAAAGATAACAAACTACAGATAATTCCTAAAGATACTGTTAAAGCTATTCTAGGTCGTTCTCCTGATTATGCTGATGCTTTAGCTATGAGAATGTTTTATGAGATAGATAGTAACTTTGGAAGGTATTTTGTGCAGTAAACTAAAATCAATTAATTTCTATTATATAGTGTATGAAAGTTAAAATTAAAAAAGGAGTAAAAGTAAAAGAGTTCAAACTAATTAACAGTTGGTCAGATGTTACTCTGGAAACTTGGCTTTCTTTAATCGATTTTGAAACAGGTACAAAGACTGAAGAAGCTACAGAAACTATAGCAGCACTATCAGATATTCCTAAGAAGTTAATTAAGGAACTATCATTGTCAGATGTTGCAGTTATAATGAGTAAGGTAGGAGAGTTACAAGCAAAGCAAGATACAAAGCTTAAAAGGATAATAGAAATTAATGGTGTTGAGTACGGATTCCACCCTGACTTAGATAGTATTAGTTTAGGAGAATACGCAGACATTGAGCAGTTCATTAAAAACGGAATAGACTCAAGCCTTCCAGAATTGATGGCTGTACTCTATCGTCCTGTAAAGCTAAAGAAGAACGACATATATATCATAGACGCTTATGATGGAGATATACGGCTCAGAGCAGAAGAAATGAAACAGATGTCAGCGGAACAAGTGCAAAGTGCATTGGTTTTTTTTTACACTTTAGGGAAGGTGTTGTCAGAGATTTTGCTATCATTTTCGATTCAGCGGCTGAAGGAAACGAAGACGCAATAGCAAGTGAAGACTTTTCAAGCAAATGGGGATGGTTCGGAGTAATGCACAGATTGTGTAATGAGCAAATAGTAAATTTAGAACCAATTACAAAGCTTGGTCTATTAGAATGTTTAACGTGGTTAAGTTATGAAACAGATTTACAATCACAAAATAAAGTAAAAAGAAATGCCAATATATAGCAAAACATATTTAAACCTAATTAATAAGCTTAGATACATAGGTAAGCAGCATAAATTTATCCATACTACAACAGTAGGTGATATTTTTGACATTGATTTATCTAAAGAAACTATTTTTCCATTAATGCATATAAATCCTGTTAATGTAACAACAGGTTACAGTCAATTATCATATAATTTTCAAATATTTGTATGCGACTTAGTAAGTGAAAAAAAAGAATGGGAAGAAGAACTCATTGAAAGCTCTCCTCTTTTTAATAGTGTAACTTCTAAAAATTTAAGTAATGAAATTGATGTATATAATGATACACTTCAAACCTGTGTAGATTTGGTTTCTATATTCAGAAATAGTAAATGGCAGTCAGCAGATAGTTTTGATATTAACGATCAAGACTTTGTTACAGAAGGCGAATACACTTTTGAACCATTCACAGAAAGGTTTGATAATTTACTGACCGGATGGGTGTTTCAATTAAATGTTACAGTACATAATAAGTTTGACTCTTGTGAAATTCCTATGTAATGATTTTTAAAATAGGCAGACTGCATATACAGATAGGATGGAAAAAGTTTAAAATAACGTATCAATTATGAGTAAGATATTCGGTAAAAATATAGAGAATTATTTAAACAGTTTTGGCAAATATGTAGTAAAACAAGCTAGAACTAATTTAACTAAAGGAAAAAAGAATGTAAGTAAAAGTCTTTACAATTCAATAAAATATGATTTTGTCATTGAAAATAATGGTGATTTTAGTTTACAATTCAAGATGGATAATTATGGTTCGTTTATAGACAAGGGGGTTTCAGGAAATGAAAAGAAACGAACATATAAAGATTGGCAAGGTAAAACAGTTTCAAGTCCTTATGCTTATACAAATAAACAACCACCTTCAAGCATATTAACGAAGTGGATTAAAATGCGTGGCATTAAAGGAAGGGATAGCAAGACAGGCAGATTTATTAGTAATAAGACTTTAGCGTTCCTTATTGGGCGTAAAATAAAGCGAGATGGAATTAAAGGGATCAGCTTTTTTCAACGACCTTTAGAATTATCAATGAAGAAATTTCCAAAAGAATTTGGAGCTGAATTAAAACAAGATATAATAGATACTTTAAACAACAAATAGAATGGCATTAACAATAGAGCAGTTTCCTTTATACATACTAAACACCGCAGGACAAGAATTAATATTTACAGTAAGCGACGCTGTAACAGTAAGTAATTTTTTTAATGTTAAGTATGTAGCAGAAGTGCATATTAGCACAGTTGATATTAACTTAGCAACAACAACAGCAATAGTAGGAACGTTCAAAACTACTCCAAATAATGCAGGGGTTGGAATGTTTCAGTTCAGTCCTGTAGTTGAAAGTTTTGTTAGTCCTGATAATTTAGCAGCTTTAGGAAGTTCATATAAAACAATCGCAACAACAGCTATTATTAATCACCCCTTACATTTAGTAGATAAGTTTTCTTTGAATGATAATGTTTTAAGATACTTAAAAATAAGGTTCACAGTAGAAGGTTCAGCAACAGCAGACGGAACAGTATCAGTACAAAATACAGTAGATTCTTCACAGTACTCTTTAATTAATGGCTATCTAAAACATACAGATAAATTAAAACTTATTGCAGGTCATTTTGGCTATGACAATGCAAAGTTTAATATGGGAGCTTTAGAAGGGCAATTTTTAACAAATGCACCTTTGACACAATATGCAAACATAGATGACTATGGAACTTTGTCTTTTATGGCAACACCGAACCCTTCTTTTCCTTCAACAACAACTGTAGATGAAGTAGCTTTTAAGTATTACAATTCTTCAAACGGTATAATTTCAGCAGAAACAGTAGAAAATATTGACGCAAATGGTGGCTATACAACTTGGGATTCAGATACAAAAAAACAAATACTGCACATAGGATGTTTTCCTGCTAATTTACAAAATTGGAGTTCATTTTTCGCAACAGCTATGGGTTTAGATTTGTCATACTATACTGTCAGATTATTAGATTCGTCTAATGCAGACATAAGTGAAACAGTTACAATTAATATAAACTGTCCTACTCTAAAAGGGTTTGAACCTATTAGACTTACTTGGCTTAATCAATGGGGAGTATGGGATTACTATACTTTTAAGATGAAGTCTACAAGGACGCTATCAACTAAAGGAAGTACATACGAACAACTAGCAGGAACTTGGAATGAAAGTATCTATTTGCCTAGTGGTTACAGAGGTGGTAAAAAAGCTTTTAGAGTAAATGCTACTGAAAAGATTAAAATGAATACAGAATTTGTGAATGAAGCAGAATCAGAATGGTTTGAAGAACTAATAAACAGTCCTGAAGTTT